AGCGGTATCCCTGCTATGCGCTATTTAGCAGAGGCTGCAAAAGTGTCTACGGGTGAAATGGCAAAGCTGGTTGAGAATGGTTTAGTACCAGCGGACAAAGGCGTAAAGGTTTTGTTGGAAAGCATGCAACGAGACTTTGGCGGGCTAATGGCAAAGCAAGCCGACACTGCCAGCGGCAAATTGTCTACGATGAAGGATGCAATGGCAGGGCTTGGCACAGAGGTTGGGCAAAGTTTTATCCCTGCCGTAAAAGCGGGCGCAGATATTATTGCGTATTTTTCGCAAAAAGCTGCGGACGCGATACATGCGAACCGCGAAACAAATAACACTATTGAACAAGTAGTAACTGCATATAACAAGGGTTATATTTCACTCGAACAATATAACAGCGCTATTGAAACGACAATAGATGGTAGTTACGACCTAACCGATGTAGACCGCTCCTTAGTGCATACGATAAAGGATGTAACTATTGCTAACGATTTGCTAAAGATTGCGGTTCAAAAAGAAGCAGAGGAAGTAAAGATAGCAGCAGAGCGCTCGTCAAGTTGGGCAGACCAACTAGGCGAAACTACAACTGCGCTAGACCTAAGCACAAAAAGAACGGATGCAAATAAAGATGCAATAACGCGGCATAAAGAGGCGCTAGGGTTAGTAAGCGGCGTTGCTAATGATTATAGAAAATCAACTGCGGATAACGCGGAAGCAGCTAAGAACGCCCAAAAGAAAATAGATGACCTAACCGCAGCGCACGGCAAAAACCATGCAGCGTTATTGGCAGGCAAGGGCAGCATTATAGACAATGCAGATGCAATCGAAAGGGCAAACATTCAAGCGGAGCGCGGCGCAATTTCATTTGCAAACCTGCAAGAGCGTTTTGCGAACCAAGAAAATATAGATAACTACAACGAGCGCACGGCAGACTTAAGCGCATCGCAAACCGAACTAAACGATGCACTGGCAAAGGGTGAAATAGACCAAAAGAAATTTGACGATGCCAGCGGCAAGTTAGCAGGGCGGCAAGCTGATTTAAAAACCTCTTTAGATAATAGCCAAATGAGTTTGGCGGATTACAATTTAGCGCAGCGAGACCATGCACTAGACGTAAAAGATAGCACTACCAAGTTAGGCGAACTAACCGCGCAGCACAATACAGGAAAAACGGCGGTGCAACTGGCGGCAGCCGAACAGTTTACTTACAATACAAAACTAAAGGAAGCGCAAGCAGAGTTAGAAGCAACGCGGCTAAAGGAAGTAGAGCTGCGGCAGTATGTATCGGATGCAATTAAACTAAATATTGTAGAGGAACAAATTGCAAGCCTAGCAAAGGATGGTTTGCAAGCAGAGGAGATAACGCGCATTCAAGGCATAGCAACTGCATTTGGAATTGCAAAAGACGAAAGGGTAAAAGGTTTGTTGGTAGAGGGCGCGGCAGCTACAGCGTTTGCAAAGTTAGAAACAGACCATGCATTAGATTACCTAACCGATGCAAACAAAAAAGCATTGGCGCATGCTGCATTTACCGAAAGCATTGGTAAAGATATTCAAATGGGGCTAATTCCTAATTATGAAAAGGCACTAGAGGCAGCGAAAAAAGCTAATGGGCAAATTTCTGAGACTGCCAGTATTTATAACGGATTGCAGGATAAAACAATAAACCTGTTAATTATTACAAAGCGGCAAGAAATACTAGGCGAAGGAAAAGACGCTGGCGATACAGATGGAAGCAAGCCAAAAACAGCAGGGGCAATAGCAGAGGCAAAAGCAGGCGCGTTTCAAGTTGGCGGGCAAAAAGGAGAAAAAGCAACAGGCGGCGCAATCATTGGCAATGGCGCATGGCGGGCAACAGGCGGCGCAATGGGAATGGGCGGAGGTTACTTGGTTGGCGAACACGGACCCGAACTGTTTGACCCTGCAGGAAGCGGCAGAGTATTTAGCAACAATACTTTTAAGCAGTTAGGTTCGTCGCAGCAGAGCGGCGGCAATTTGCGCATTGGCACACTGAATATTTATGGCGTGCAAACTGCCTCGCAACTGTACGATGCAATAACCGCAGAGGCACGCGCAAGAGGGCTAACATTCGGCTTGAATTAACATGGCTAAACCAGAATTCAAGTTTTATTTAGACACACTAAACGATGGCACGTTTGCGGCAAACATAACCACAAAGGTTATAAGCGCAGACTGGCAATTAGGGTTTGCAGCGCCATTCGATAAAATGGCGCGAGACAATACCGCCTCGTTTGTGGTGAACAATGTAAACAGGGATTTTTCGCCCGAATACGCAAGCGGTGCATATTACGGCAACCTAACCACAGGCAGGGCAATAAAGGTAACCAGCACATACGCAAGCGTTACGCGTACCATGTGGCTTGGCTCCATTGCTTCGATAGCGCCCACAAGCAATAGCAACGGCACACGGCAAACAACCATAAACTGTTCGGGTTGGATGGAGCGTGCATTGCGGAAAGAAAGTTTAATACCCATTCAACTAAACAAACGCGCAGACGAAATCATTGCAGTAATTTTAGACGAGAGCGATATATTGCCGCCCTCTGTTATTGGCGTTTGGATACTTGGCAATTCCTTACTAGGCAGTAACACAATTCTTGGCGCGGTAAGCGATTACTACAGCGCAGATGTAGGCGATAGCACGTTTGCATTTGCAGGCGATTGGGAAGCCAATACAAGTGTGCATAGCGCCATAATGCAAACGGTAGACAGGGAAGCAGGCAGATTTTTTCAAATGCGGGATGGCAAGTTGCAGTTTTACCGCAGGCTGCATTTTCCAACAGATGTTACAAGCCTCGTTACCCTTACCGATAAGAATAGCGAAATGGATTATGAGTTTGGCGCAGACGTTGCAAATATTGTGCAAGTGCAATACCAGCCGCGCAGCGTTGGCACGGTGGGCGATACTGTTGCAACGCTTGGCACGGCAACTGCAATTGGAGCCGCAAGCACATTAGATATTGAGTATCGGTTTACAGACGGGGCAGGCACTGCCATTGGCGCAACGGCGTTGATTACTCCAGCAGCCACAACCGATTACACAGTATTTGCAAACGATGATGGCACAGGCGCAAACCTAACCGCAAACGTTACCGCAAGCATTACCAGAACCAACGCAACTGCCGCAACTGTGCAATATACCAATACAGGCGCAGCAGGTTATGTAATGCCAACAAGCAAACTGCGCGGCACGCCACTAACCAAATACGAGTTGCAAACCTACACGGCAACCGATGAAACAAGTTTGCTTGCATACGGAAAACTTGGATACACTAGCAACGGCGTACAGGATACCCTTACCGATGCTACTACGCTGGCGGAGTATGAGCTAAGTTTATTTAAAGACCCTGTTGGCAGGGTGAATAGCGTAACGTTTGCGGGGTGGGATACAACGCTAACGCCAACGCTGCTAACCTATAGCATTGGCACGCGTATAACAATGCACGAAACGCAAACAGGCGTAAACGGAGACTGGTTTGTATTAGGCGAAACGCATAGATACAATTCGGGCGATTGGCGGGTACAATGGGTGCTAGAGGATGCAGGCACAATTGTTTATTGGGCGTTGGGTGCGGCTGGATTTAGCGAGCTTGGCGATACAACTATATTAGGACCGTTATAACTTTAGGAGTAAAAAAATATTATGCCGTGGACCGTACCGAGTGATAAAACCCAAGGCGATTTAGTAACTGCTGCTAGTTGGAATTCCTTTTTAGGAACTAGCGGCGATATGAGCCGCACAAGCGCGGCGGTAGTTACCACGGCTGGCGATATGGCTTACGCAAGCGGTGCTAACCAAATGGCGCGTATTGCGGGCGGCACTGCAACGCATGTGCTGACTAGCAACGGTCCAACAAGTGCGCCTAGTTTCCAAGCGCCCGCTAGCGGCGGAATTACCATGGGCAAAGCAATCGCAGCCGCAATGATTTTCGGCTAACAAGTTTTACGGAGTAAAAGAAAATGGCTAATCCAAATATTGTAAACGTAGCAACTATTAACGGTAATATGCTAACGGCGGCAGTTGGTACAGGTTCGCCCGATACCAGCATTGTTAGCAACGCAAGTAGTAGCGGCAAAATCTTTAAAATAAATTCGTTGTATGTGGCAAACATTGACGGCAGCGCAAGCGTTGATGTAAGCGTGCGCATGTATTCGCAAGCCGCATTGGGCGGTACGGCAACTGCTATTGCAAGCACGGTAGCAGTAGCGGCGGATAGCACGCTAGTTGTGGTTACTAAAGACAGCGCAATCTATGTGCTGGAGAATCAGAGCATGGGCATTTTCGCCAGCGCAAGCGGCGATGCGGTGTTCACCTGCAGTTGGGACGAAATCTCCTAACATGTTCGGGCTGACACAAACGCGCAAGCTAAGCGGCGCACGATTACATTCTCGACCGCCTTTTGTTGTTCCGTTTATGGTTGAGTATCTTATTATTGCAGGCGGAGGTGGAGGCGGGTCAGCGAACAGCACCCTAGCTGGCAAAAGCGGCGGCGGTGCTGGTGCTGGTGCATTTAGAACGGCAACTGGCTTGCCGGTATCGGGAGTGGTAAATGTTACTGTGGGGGGCGGAGGCGCTGGAAGTGTGACAGTTGCTGTAAATGGTTCAAATGGTTCTAACAGCGTTTTTGCCTCAGTCACATCAAGTGGTGGTGGAGGAGGGGGGTCGGCGGTAGAAGCATCTCCGGGAACAGAAAATACAGGCTCGTCTGGCGGTTCCGGCGGCGGTGGAGCTGGGTCTGAAGATGGCACTGCAGGTTCGGGAGGTGCTGGCGGCACGGGAGGCAATGCAGGGGGCGCAGGGCAGGGTGTACCACCTCGGCGTGGTGGAGGTGGTGGAGGAGCTAGTGCAGCAGGAGTCGCTGGTACAAGCACGGGCAACGGTGGGGACGGTACAGCGTCCTCAATATCGGGGTCGTCTGTTACTCGCGCTGGCGGTGGAGGTGGTGGCGCTTCGGGAGCCAGTCCCGGAGCAGGAGGTGCTGGTGGTGGTGGTGCAGGGGTTACTAGTGGCAATGGCGGGGCAGCTACGATTAATACTGGCGGTGGCGGCGGTGGAGCGAACGGAGCTGGCCCCGGGCGAGATGGCGGCGCAGGCGGCAGCGGCGTTGTTATCATCCGATATTTAGGCTCACAAACAGCAACAGGCGGCACATACACAAGCTCAGGCGGCTACTCAATCCACACTTTTACAGGCAGCGGAACTTTTACAGTTACGGGATAGCATGGCACACTTTGCAGAACTTATAGACGGCATAGTAGCGCGGGTGATTGTGGTGAACAACGCAGACACTATGAGCAACGGCGTGGAGGATGGCGCAATCGGCGCAGCGTTTTGCCATAACCTGCTTGGCGGCGAGTGGGTTCAGACAAGCTATAACGGCAATATGCGCTTTAACTACGCTGGCGTTGGGTACGCATACGACACGGTGCGCGATGCGTTCATCGCGCCGCAGCCGTGTGCGAGTTGGGTGCTGGACGAGGCGACCTGCAGGTGGGTTGCACCGGTGCCGATGCCGAGCGAGGGCGGGCCGTGGGCGTGGGACGAAGGCACTGAGAGCTGGACCGCGGTGTAAGGTGCCACAAGTTGCCAGCCTACGAGACCGGGATAGATGTATCGAAGTGGCAGGCGCCTGAGCGGCTGAACTGGCGCAGACTTCGGGACGAGGGCGGTGTGCGCTTTGTGGTGGCGCGGCACTGCTACGGCGTGCAGGTGGACAGCACCTTCTGGCGCCACACTTGGGCGGCTATGCGCGCCGGCGGGATCACCGTCAGCGGCTACCAGTTTCTCCTCGCAAACATTC